GTCCGACATCAGGTGGCTCATGAGCAGCAGGCGAGGCCGCCGCATGTTGTGGCGGCTGATGGACCATGCTGGAGTGTTCAGGTCGGTGTTCAACACCAACGCGATGGCGATGGCCTTCGCGGAGGGAAACAGGAACTACGGCCTGCGCATCCTCACGATGGTCACGACGCTCTGCCCGGAGCACTACCCGGCAATGATGAAGGAGCAGACCAGTGACAGAGACAGCGACAGCAGCACCGAGCGCGCCAGCCAATAGCGCCGACGCTGCGTCCGTGAGCGCCCAGCCGGAAGCCGCACCCGCGGCCGAGGCGACGCAGGGCGAGAGCCAGCAGCAGGCAACGGCGGTTCAGGACCAGCAGGCCGGGAAGGCTGACGCTGGTGGCGACAAGGCGGCCGACAAGGCGCCGGCGGGAGCGCCGGAGAAGTACGAGTTCAAGTCCCCGGACGGGCTCTCGTACGACCCGGAGATCCTGTCAGCGTTCACGGAGACCGCCAAGAGCCTCAATCTGACGCAGGAAGCCGCGCAGCAGTTCCTCGACCGCATGGCGCCCGCCGTCGCACAGCGGCAGCAGGCGCAGATTGAGGCAGTCCGCTCGGAGTGGGTCGCGAAGACCACCTCCGACGCCGAGATCGGCGGCGACCAGATGCCACAGAGGCTCGCGGTCGCACGGAAGGGCCTCGATGCGTTCGGCACGCCAGAGCTGCGCGCGCTGCTCAATGAGTCTGGCCTGGGCAACCACCCGGAAATCATCCGGGCGTTCTACCGCGCAGGCAAGGCCATCAGCGAGGACACGTACGTCGGCGGATCTGCGGGCTCCGGCAAGCCGGGCCCGAAGGACTTCTCCGCGACGGCCGCCGCCCTCTACCCCAATCAGTCAAGCACCTAAACCCCCAACGAAAGGACGCCAGCAATGGCAACTCTCTCCACCTCCAACCTGACCCTGGCCGACTGGGCCAAGCGCACCGACCCGGACGGTCGCGTGCCGATCATCGCAGAGCTGCTCTCCCAGAGCAACGAGATCCTCGAGGACTGCGTCTTCAAGGAAGGCAACTTGCCGACGGGCGAGCGCGTCGTCATCCGCACCGGTCTCCCGACCGTGTACTGGCGCGCACTCAACCAGGGCATCCCCAACAGCAAGTCGACGACCGCACAGGTCGACGAGGCGTGCGGCATGCTCGAGGCTCGCTCCGAGGTCGACAAGGACCTCGCGATGCTCAACGGCAACACCGCGCAGTTCCGCCTGTCCGAGGACACCGCGTTCCTCGAGGCAATGAACCAGACGATGGCGTCGACGCTCTTCTACGGCAACCCCGGCACCGACCCCAAGCAGTTCCTCGGCCTGGCTCCGCGCTACTCGGCGCTGACCGGCTCGAACAACTCGCAGAACGTGCTCGACGCCGACGGCACCGACGCGACGAGCAACACCTCGGTGTACCTCGTCGTGTGGGGCGACAACACCGTGTACTGCCCGTTCCCCAAGGGCTCCAAGGCAGGTCTCCTGCACGAGGACCTCGGCGAGCAGACCGTGTACGACGGCAGCAACCGCCTCCAGGCGTACGCCACGCGCTACCAGTGGAAGAACGGCTTGGTCGTCAAGGACTGGCGCTACGTCGTGCGCATCTGCAACATCGACGTCGACGACCTGCTGGGCCAGACCGGCACGCAGCAGGCGAGCGACGCGACGGCGCTGATCAAGCTCATGAGCCGCGCGCTCTACCGCATCCCCAACATGGCGATGGGTCGTGCCGCGTTCTACATGAACCGCACCGTGCACTCGGGCCTCGCGATCGCTGCGCTCGACAAGAGCCAGTACGTGCTCAAGGTCAACGAGGGCCTCAGCCAGTTCGGCACGCCGTACTCGTGGCTGTCGTTCCAGGGCGTGCCCCTGCGCCGCACGGACGCCATCATCAACACCGAGGCCGTCGTCAGCTGATGACGTCCGCAACCACTGAAGGGACACCACTCACATGATTCTCGACAAGAACCTCACCTTCGGCGCCACGGGCGCCATCACCTCGGCGGCGACCTACGACTGCGCCGACGTCATCGACACGCAGTCGAACACGGTCGGAACCGGCACGCAGAACAACGACTTTGCAGAGGGCCGCGACATCAACGCCGTCTTCAACGTCACCACTGCGCTCGCCGGCGGCACCAACGCCACGTTCCGCATCGTGATGTCGGCAGCCGACACGCTGACGAACCCGGTCGTGATCGCGTCCACGGGCGCGATCGCCACGGCCGACCTGACGGCAGGGAAGCTCATCGCCCTCAAGCTCGACCCGGGCATGATCGGCCGCGCCAACCTGCGCTACATCGGCGCAGAGGTGGTGACGACCGGCACGCACTCGGCCGGCGACGTGAGCGCGCAGCTCGTGCTGGACATCCAGGACGGCAAGCGGTTCTACGCCGGCGGCTTCTCGGTCGTCTGACGCATAGGAGCCCCAGATGAAGGTTCGCGCCAACAGAGTGTGCTTCGTGGACAACGGACTCCGCCAGGAGGGCGACGTCTTCGAGTACAACGGGCCGCCCAACGGGTGCGTCGACCCCATCGACGCGCCCAAGCCTGCGGAGCCGGCCAGCGCCGACGGCGACACTGTCGCCAAGGCGCCTGCGCCCCGGCTGCGCAGGAAGGCGGCACCGAGCGCGGACTGACTGGCGGGGATTCCTGACGCAGGAAACGCGAGGGGAGCCGCTGGTGCAACGCCACGGCTCCCCTCGCTTCGCATAGGAGCGGGACATGGCCTCTGAAGTCGACATCTGCAACCTCGCGCTCGCGTACCTCGGCGACACCGCCACGGTCGCCAGCATCGACCCGCCGGAGGGGTCCGCGCAGGCCGAGCACTGCGCGCGCTTCTACCCCATCGCGCGCGACACGCTGCTGAACATGCACGCCTGGAACTTCGCGTCCCGGCGCGTCGTGCTCGCGCAGGTCGCCCAGCCGTACGCGCAGTGGAAGTACGCCTTCGCGACGCCGGGCGACATGATGTACGCCGTCAGCGTCATCCCGCACGACGCCAAGGCCGACTACGCGATCTCGTTCTGGCCCAGCGACAACCCGCCCTGGCTCCACAACTACAGCCCCGTGCTGGCCGCTGGCCAGTACGTGCCGCAGCCGTACTCCGTCGAGACCGACACGTCCGGCAACAAGGTCATCTACACCGACCTCGAGCACGCCATGCTGCGCTACCAGGCGCTGGTGACCGACACGACGCAGTTCAGCCCGCTGTTCGTGAATTGCCTCAGCTGGCACCTTGCGAGCATGCTGGCCGGGCCGATCCTCAAGGGCGACCAGGGGTCGTCGCAGGCGGCGCGCTGCATGCAGATGATGGCGCAGTACCTGGCCGAGGCCAAGCGCACTGACGCCGCCGAGCGCAACATCAAGGTCGAGCACATCGTGCCCTGGAGCTCGGGTCGCTGATGCCCAGCACGCGCACCTTCAGCAGGTCGTTCGCAGGCGGCGAGGTGTCGCCCGAAATGTTCGGGCGCATCGACGACGTCAAGTTCCAGACGGGAGCGGCGACGATGCGCAACTTCGTGGCGCTGCCGCAGGGCCCGGCCGAGAACCGCGCCGGCACCGCGTTCGTGCGCGAGGTCAAGGACAGCAGCAAGCGGACGCGGCTGATCCCGTTCACGTTCAGCACGACGCAGACGGTCGTGATCGAGATGGGCGCGGGCTACTTCCGGTTCCACACCAACGGGGCCACGATCCTCTCCGGCGGGGTGCCCTACGAGATCGCCAACCCGTACGCGGAGGCGGAGCTGTTCGACGTCCACTACGTGCAGAGCGCGGACGTGCTGACGCTCGTGCACCCCAACCACGCCCCGCGCGAGCTGCGCCGGCTTGGCGCGACGAGCTGGACGCTGACCACGATCGCGTTCCAGCCGGCCACGCAGCCGCCGACCGGGGTGACGGCGACCGCGTCGCCCGGGTTCACGATCAACATCACGGCGATCACCAAGGCCAACCCGGGCGTGATCACGACCGCGAGCAACCACCAGCTCGTGGCGGGCGAGTCGATCTACATCAGCGGCGTGGGCGGCATGACGCAGCTCGCGGACGGCTTCTACGTCGTGAACACGCCAACGACGCCAGGGGCGAACACGCTGACGGTCAAGGCGTACGACACCGGCGTGCCGGTCAACACGACCACCTTCGGCACCTACACCTCCGGCGGCAAGATCCAGTACGGCGAGAAGACCGCCGACATCGAGAGCACCTACGTGGTGACCGCGATCGCCGAGAACGGGGTCGACGAGAGCGTGACGTCGGTCGCGGCGACGGTAGTCAACAACCTCAACATCACCGGCTCGTACAACACCATCTCGTGGA